CCTGTGAGTGATGGGCGATGGGGAGGCGCAGAGGCGTGGGTGCGCCTCCCCATCTAACCGTTAGTCGAAGTTGCGGACCCGGCGACCACCACCGGCGGCACCACGACCACGACGGGGAGCGGGAGCTTCCTCCTCTTCCTCTTCGACCGGAGCAGCGGCAGCCCGACCACGGCGGGGAGCAGGAGCTTCTTCCTCCTCTTCCTCGACCGGAGCAGCAGCCTTACGACCACGACGCGGAGCAGGAGCTTCGGGCTCGTCTTCCTCCTCTTCTTCTTCGACAGGAGCAGCGGCACGGCGACCACGGCGCGGAGCAGGGGCTTCTTCCTCCTCCTCTTCCTCAACCGGGGCAGCAGCGCGACGACCACGGGCCGGAGCCGGTGCTTCCTCTTCCTCTTCTTCCTCGGGCGGCGGAGCGATCGCCTTCTTCTTCTTGGCGGCCGGTGCCGGCTCTTCGAAGTCGTCTTCGTCGTCGTAATCACCGTCACCAGTGAGCCCGGCCAGTTCTTCGGCCGTCATCCAGCCAACGATCTTGAGAACCGGCGACCATTTGATCTTGCCGTGCTTCTTGACCTTGGGCACGTAGGATTCCGCACCGAGTTCGATGATCGGAAACTCGCCGGGGTGCTGGGCAAACACGCGACCGTAAGCGGCCGAGAGCTTGCGAAGCTGGCGGACCTGACCACCGGTGGAAGTCTTCCAGAGCAGCGGGGTGCCGACGGCTTCGTCCTGATCGTCGGTGCCATAGCTCTCCAGAACGAGGCTGATGGAAGCGGCTTCGCGCCAACCATCGTCATCGTCATAGGGTCCATGATCTTCCAGTTCATGTTCCATCGGCGGCTTGCCATCGACCACGGGAACGAGGATTTCTTCCTCGACCGCGCTCTCGACCCAGCACATCCAGCCGAACGCGAGGGTTCCCATGTCACCGACGACGCGGCTCTTTGCGGGAAGGTCTTCGTCGTCCTGACCGAACGACCAGCGGCCGTCGTTGCCATTGAACTTGAGGTAGGCACCGTCTGCCACACCCTTGCCGGCTTCCGCCCAAGGGTTTGCACCGGTGGTAGCGACATCACGGCCGCCGGACTGAGGAACAAGCTGTCCCATAGTTACTCCATTTTTAGAGGGGGTTTCCGGGCGACCCGCCCGGCGAGGGCAGATTAGTCCTTGAGGACGCTCTTGAGCTTGGCGAGGACCTTGGCCGCTTCGACAGCCTTGTCGATGTCGGCGCGAACTTCATCGATCGCCTTGTCCGCTTCTTCACGGATGCTGCTGATCTGGGCTTCGGCGTCGGACAGCACGTCTTCGATCCGCTCTTCGAGAGCGTTCACGGTTTCGTCGTTCTGAGCGAGGAAGATGTCGAGCTTGGCATCAAGCGCGACCACGAAGGCGACAAGCGAGTCGCTGCTGCGTGCGATGAAACGCAGCAGCCAAGAGTTGAGTGTGTTCATGTCGGGAGAACCTTTCGGAAGGTGATTCGGTATTGGTTGTTCAGAGGCATTCTAGCTACACACCGTTAAGGTTAATGTCAAGCCAAAATGTCGGTGGTGGATAATTAAGCGACGAAGGGCGGCTGACCATCCTTGGACTTCCACGAGATACCGAGGTAGCCGCGCTCGGGGCGATGGGTCACACCGTCCTTATCGACAACCCGGTGCCCGCCGTCGGCAAGCAGGTAGAGTGTCACTGGCCGGTTGATGCGGAACTTTGCACCATTGGCGTAGCTGTAGGTCCGGTAGTCTTCCGAGGAAATATCCACGATCGTCCACGGGGTGATGTCGGGATCAACCGCACTGGTATCCATGTTATGCGTCCTTGAGTTTGACGGTCAGGCGCTCGTATCCGTTGCCTTCGCGTTGGTAATCATCGATGCTCTTCCCCAAGTCTTGGAGATCAGCGGCAAGCGAAAGAGTGTCGAGCGACTTCTTGCCCGCACACCACGAGTTGCTGATGGTGAAACGGTCATCACCAACACCCTTGGTATCGTGTTCACGGAGAATTTCCTTGATCTCTGCTTCGATCACCTTCTTCTCGTGTTCTGCTTCCTTGGCGGTAGCAGCAAATTCCTTCTGCCGGCCGGCAAGCAGCACCAGACGATCGAGGATCGCCGGGTCTTCGATCTTGCGCTTGGCCTTGGGGAAGTTCTCACCGGTGGTGAAGGCGCACTCCTGTGTGAACTCACACAGATTGCACTCACCACTAATCTTGCCCTCAGCCATCAGATCGGCCGGGTTCTCAGCCGCGAAGATCATCTTGGCGCGCTGCTTGGCAGCCTCGTAGATTTTCGGATCGCGTTTGACGACGTAGGGACGGATGTCCGAAAGCCACGATGCGTTGAAGTAGACGATCACCGCATACTCCGGTCGGAACTCAGTGAGTTCGTGGATGAGGCCCATCTGGACCTGAACCTGACCGACGTGGATTTCCTTGGCTTCCTTGATGTTGGCGCGGGGATCGAACGACTTGTATTCGATCACCAAATCCTCGGACAGGATGTCATCGATACCAAGCTGAGCCAGCGCATCCGGATCGAGCCCGGTTGCCAGACCGTCCGGTGTTGCTGACAGGCGGCCCTTACGAAGGGTTTCCTGTTCATCACCGGCGTAGAGCAGTTCCGCGCCTTCGGTCATGATCGCTTGTGTCGCTGGGACAGCGAAGAAGTTTTCGATGATGTCACCGCGCTTGGCGGCACCCCAGTCTTGTTCGTGATCGTCATCCGGATCATACTGGAACTTCTTGAAGTGGACCTTCCTCAGGCAAGAGAAAGCTTCCGACGCACCGACCGATGCGTTGCGGTCATACTTCCATTCCTTCTCGTTGGAATCCGAGAAGGCTTGGAACATGCCATCGAAATTGAGCGCAGCCATTACACCACCATCTCAGTCTTGAGCCCATACTTGCGGCTCGTTAGGTTGAACTTCTGGGCGACACAGGAGCCGGCGTGGAGATCGAAGCAACGGGCCAGTCGGAAGACATAGACCACCACTTCGTTGAGGTTTCGGTTCAGGTCTTCGAGTGAGCCACGAGCGCCTACCATTCCGAAGCGTTCGCGCTCTTGTTTCTTGATCGTGTTGGAGACCATTCCGACCTGAATCGCCAGATCGAGCATGATGTCCTTCGGCATACCGAACAACGGAATTTCCGGCTCCAGATTGAGTTCGAGATCGCAGCGCAGAGCAATGAGATCGCAGCAGATAATCACATCACCAATCTCTTGGATGAGCGCTTCCTGATCGGAGCCGCCGAAAAGAATATCGGTAGCCGCTTCGATCAGTTCACCAGCTTCACCGGCAAGCTCATTGCCCGCATAGGACAGGGTGATGTCGCCGCCGGTATCCCACTCAGCTTGGCGAGCGCGATTGGCATCACGTAGATTGGTGAACTGGGTCATCACTCGTCCTCATCTTCTTCGTCATCGTCGGCGTCGAAATCGGACTCACCAAACATGATGTCCTCATGCCGACCACGAAACTTCGCAAAGTCCTTGAACAGTTCGAGCAGCGGGATGAAGTTCTGGATGACATCCATGGTGGGATCGGTGGCGACCATACTCTCGGCGTGGTAGCGTTCGGTGACATCGATCTCGCCGTCTTGGAATATCACCAGAACTGGTTCATCCTCGGCACCTTCGTTGACCGTTTCCGAGATGGTGAAATAGATCACACCATCTGACACATCGAGATCATCTTCGTCGCCCATTTCGAAGTGGATCATCACGAGGACGAATACTTCGGAGAACGCGTGATGGCTGTGGAAGCTATCGTTACCTTCTTGGATCGCATCCACGTCACCAGCGAATGCGACTTCCCAGTCACCATTTTCGTAGACGACCACGACTGGCGTGCCCGGCAGATCAGCGGCTGGAATTGTTGTATTGAGAGTGAGCAGTGATGCGGTCATTAGAGGACTCCCAACCCCTTGGCCGTGCTGAGGACGATGGTCCGGAACAGGCGGTCCTTGAACTGCTGCTCTGGCGGTAGCTCTTCGAACGGAACCATGCAGGGGTGCGTCTTGGCTTCCGGGTCCTTGACCTCGCCGTAGACCCAGCCATCGGTGACCTTCTCACGCATCCACGATTCATGGCTGGCGCTATCACCAGCGTCCGGGTTGCCGACCACGAAGCGCACACCGGCGATCGCGGAATCCTGCTGCCACTTGGGAGCGTCTTCCCATGCTGGTTGGCTGGTGTCGCCATTGTATTCGCACCATGCGCGATTGGCTTCGTGACATACCCGTGCGAGATTGACAGCAGCGGTGCCGGAAATATAACCCATTGTGTTTACCTTAATGCTGGAGATTTATGAGCCGTCGTCGTCGCGGATCAGGTGGAATGAAGCCTGCTCTTGCGTCTTGAAGGTACCTCGAAGAGCGTGGGTGAACAAGCTCCGGAAGTAGAAAGTGCCACGCTGATGGCCGTTGTATTGGTCGGGGACCTCGAACACCTGCCCGATCGGGAAGTGTAGTTCGGGATCGATACGGGAGAGATTATTCGACACGGATCATGTCCCAATCATCGTAGCCGAGAACGGCTGGGATAATACGAACAGTCTGCAACGCCGCATCGACAGCGGAACGAAGAGACTGGTTGTGGAAACTGTAGCTCTGCGTGACGGTCTCGATAGCGACCCGTGCGATTGCCTCAGCTTCATCTTCATCGGTGGTTATGCCCAAACACTTCCACCCTTCGCCGTTGGGGTTACGACACATCACAGCCCAAACGCTCTCTTGCACGATCATCAGGCAGCTTCTCCCAGCGCCATGAACTCCTCGTAGAGAGCCGGGGTGATCTTGCCGGCTCGTTCCAGCCGTCGGACTTCCTTGTCGAAGGCACCCAGCGCGACCAGTTCATGGAACACCTTACGGGTCCACGAAATATCGACGATAGCGGAGTGAGCGTTTTCCATCTCGACGCCGAAGAAGAAGGGAACCGCTTCCTCCAGCTTGGGCCACTTGTAGTTGGTGCTACCGACCCGGACGACTCCCTTCTTGGGAATCTTGCAGATCGGTGTGGCGGTCTTCATCGTGCAGAGGAAGGGCGATCCGGCGAAGACATCACTCGGCGTCTTGTGGTTCGGTCGGAGGCGAGCGTATTCACCTTCCATCACCTTGGTATCGAAGGCGGTGTTGTGACAAACGATCAGGTCGGCATGTTCCGCTGCGATGATGAACATCTCGACCGCATCGGCGATCGGGATACCCTGCTCTTCGCACATCTCGGGCGTGATGCCGGTGACTTCCATAGCCTTGTGTGAGATGATCGAAGGCGGAAGTTCGCCGGTGGGGTCTTCGTGGAGATACCAGTTGTCGGGCTTGATGAGGGCGTCGAGCGTGATGACATCAACGCCGTGGCGTTCGAGGATGAAACCAAGCTGCGTGATATTCGGCTGGTGGGTCTCACCAGTCTCGGGGTCCTTCCGGGGTAGGCCGGTGGATTCCACGTCGAAGAAGAGGATGTTCATGTCGGGGAGAACCTTGTTGTCCAGACTGCGTTATGTCAAACTGTCTGTGATGTCAAGTGAAAATGGCGGTCAGCGCGAAAAAGGTGGCTGGGCAGGGTCGTAGGCCGGGCCTATCGGGGAGCGAATAGGTGAGCCCTCCGGCGAGCGGACAATCGGCCCCGGTGTGATGTCCACACCTGAAATGGGGAAATCGATCACCAGCTTGGGGATAGGCATGTTGAGTTCGCGGAGCTTCTTGAGCCCTTCGATCAAAGCATCCACTTGCTCCCCGGTGAGAACCAAGCATCCTTCGGTCTGGCCGGAAGCAACCGATCTGATTTCAAACAGACCGGCCCCATCAACGTTCGGGCTGAGTGCGAGGTAATCACCGCTATCATCATCGTAGAGACGCAAGGCATATTCGGTGGTGAGCTTCACAGGAAATACTCCAGAAGAAAGATGATCAGGCCCACCACAGCCGCAACGAACAGTGCGACAAGTTTACTGGGCGTGCTACGAGAACAATCCGGATAATCGGACCACCCATGTGGATTGGTAAGGCTCAGATTATACAGAAGATACAAGGCAAGCCCTGCGACGACGATAACGATGGCAGGTTCGGTCATTGTGTTTCCTTAATGTTACTTTCGCTGTAGCTATGACGTTCTCTGAACGGACGTTCGTAACTTCCTCGGATCACAACATAGTCTCCGGGGATATACCCATTGCATTTATACCGGCTACGGGGTTCAGGATTATTTGAACCCAAAGCGATATGTCTTTTCCCTATCAGTTTATCAATAGGAAAGCACCATAGATGAGTTCCGACTACCCATAGTTCATCGATCTCATCAGGAGTGTATCCATTAAGATGAGATTTAGTTAGAAGTGGGCATCTCTCGTAAGCAAAGTGACCATCACCAAACTTAGACCACTGCGCTGTCTTTACCTGCACACGCACAGCCTTACCTTCTTTAATGTATACGAGGTCGGCTCGGGACTGGGATGCGATTGACATATGGACATCAAAACCTTTAGCTGCCAGATGGGAGGCAACTAAAAGTTCTGATGCTAATCCTAAAGCGGCTGTATCACGAAGCATTAGTGTGTCTCGTGCCAAGCATAACCACACGAAGCTGACGCGTCAACTGGAAGAGCAAAGTTAAGGTAATTACCAGCTTCTAATGCAGCCTTGACACAGACTTCCATGACTTTTTCTTCAAGACCTTCTCTACAAGCAATTTGAATCTCATCGTGGACCCAAGCGCAGAATACGAAATCTTTGTCCCAACCATATTCAAGACCTTCTTCATATAGCATATCTTCCACAAAGATCAGCCACCAGTTGGCGATCGTGGCACCCATGCCTTGCAGGTCGGTGTTGAGAGCCGCGTGCTTGGAGCGCACGAACAGACGACGGCCATCCAGACCTTCGAGGAACTTACGTCCGGCTTGACGCTGGATGTCACGGATCACCTTGTTCAGGGCCGGCAAGTTCTTGAGGAACTTCTGCTTGAGTTCCTTACCAATCTTTGCCTGTTGAACTGGGCTTGAAAGAGGAGAAATAATCTTACCAATCTTCTCGTCGCCCGCCCCATAGAGGAAGGCGTAGATAAAGGTCTTGGCCGTGTCACGCATATCCAGCCCGGCGAGGCGCTGGTTTTCAGAGTGGATGTCACCTTCGAGCAGAACCTGCCCGTAAGCACCACCGTCATACTTCGCCATTTCATGTGCGAGGCAGCGAAGCTCGATACCAGCCAAGTCAGACCCGACAAGCTTGAAGCCTTCATAGACCGTAAACAGCGAGCGGCACTCGTAGCCCCAGCCGCCCTTGAGCCCGAGAATGATGACTTCGACGATCAGATCGCCATCATCATCACGCTTGAAGAACGGCTCGCCATTTTCATCAACGGACTGAGCAAGCTCCTGCCAGTTATCGCAGCGCCGTCCCTTGTGCATCACAAGCACCGGACCACCCTTGAAGATGGCATTCGGGCGGATGATACCGGTCGGCTTGGTGATCGGCTTGAGCGCAGTGATCTTGGGCTTTTTCTTGCGGACGGCCGGGACCTGTGCAAGGTTCGGGAATGCGTGCGTCGCACGGGTGGTGACCGCGCCGCATGGGTTGACGTAGGCGTGGATGCACCCGGTGGTAGGATTGTAGACCTTGAGCCACGCCTGCTTGCCGTCAGCCAACTGGCCCATCAGCTTGCGGATCGCGAGCAGATCGGCAAGGTCTTCGGCGACCGGGAACTTCTCGACGATCCGGCGAAGGATCACGTCGTTCGCTTTGACGTTACCCTTCTCGGTATAGTCCTCATCCTCAGGCTCCCAACCAAGCTCTTGCAGTCGGTCGGTAATCTGGGGGCGTGATGTCGGCTTGAACTCCTGCCAGATGATCGGCGTGAAGTGTGCCCCGGCGCTGTAACGAGCGCGGAGCGGGTCCTTGAAGTTCAGTGCATCCTTTGGTTTGGTCTCGGGGTAGCCATACCACCGGCGGTCAGGGACCAGTTCATCCATCTCGGCGCGTTGCTTGGCGATCGCTTCGCTGGCCGACAGATTGGAATCGAACTTGATCTCAGCGGTTCCCCAGAAGTCAGGGAACTCGCCGCCGTTGACGTTCCGGCCGATCGGTGCTGTGTCCATCCGCTTCTTCGGGATGAAACGACCGGGGAAGGAGATCGCGAGCTTGGCTTCGAGATTGGCTTGCTCGACCGTGAGTTCTCCGGCCAGCATCTTGGCGCGTGGTGCGTCGAATGGGAATCCGTTCTCCTGCTGCCGGGCCATGAGATCACCGAGACGGTGCTGCACATAGACAGCATCAGGGGAAGCCTCGCGGCTCTCGATCATCTTGACCAGAAGGCAGGTGACCTCTACGTCATTGACGCAGTATTCTTCCAGTTCTTCGGTCCACGTCCCCCAGACCCAGAGACGCATTTCCTCGGAGTCCTTGAGGTAACCCCGTTCGAGACCGATCGCTTCTTTGATCGCCTTGTAGTCGCCCTTATACATGCCGAGACGTTGGCCCCAGCTATCGAGCGTGTGCTTGCCGATCAGCTTACCTTCGAGCTTGCCGCCTTCGAACAGACGGAAGTCCTTGTCCTTCTGGTCGGGGAACATCAGACGAGCGAGGATCAGCGTGTCGCGGATACGTGCTTGCGGCTGGTATCCGAAGAGGATTTCCAGCATGGGAATGTCGTAGGCCACGATGTTGTGGCCCCAGATTTCCTCAGCGTCGTCGAGCAGCGCGAACAGCTTGTGGATCGTGTCCTCGCGCTTGTTCTTGCGGAACACCCACCGCTGGCCGGTGTCATAATCTCGGACCGCGACGCAATGGCAGACCGTGACTTGCTCAAGCAGGCCATCGGTTTCCGCGTCGAATACGAGACGACGATATTTTTTCGGCTTGAGCTTCAAGGGGACTACCTATCGGAGGAAGGTTTTGTTAACCACAAAACGCCGTCACTGTCAATTCAAAATGTCGGTCACGGACAGCAGCGAGGCGATCCGCCGCAGACATTTGCGTAGTGACCAAACTCGAAGTCCTCGGGTTCTTCCGGCCATTCGGTTGCCTTATCGCAGACGTTGCAGCAGAAGAACAGGATACCATTGTCCTCCCACAATCCGTCTGGGAGTTCATCAGGCGTAGAGGTCTGGGTCATCATCGTTTCCGTTCATAGCAGACAAGATAATGAAAGCACAGACGATGATGCTCACCCAGAGCAAGGCGTCCGTGATCTTTTCAATGAGTTCAAATGTCGAGGGCAAGTTGGCCTCCATCAGTAAAGTCGTGTTCTTCTTCGTCCACCGGATCATCGTATTTGATGTAGCCGGCATTGATCGACATATTGCGGCCGATCTCCTCGAAGAAGCCGTGGTAGCCGTAATCGTGGCAAACGACTTGACCGTTAAGCATTCCGAAATTGGCGTAGTGGATGTCGTGGAGAACCGACGGGATGACACCGCCTCTTGTCCGCATCAGGGCTGCCTTGAAGTCCTTGTCGCACTTGAAGGGCTCTGTCCGTCTCTGGGTTAAGACATTCCCGTAGGGATCGATGTCTACGCAAGGTGCGAACCAGTCAGAGATCGGCCATTCCTTCATCTCCTGCCAGACCAGCCATTCGGTCTGGTTGTGGAATGTCCGGGCGGTGGTCTCGACTTTCATCACAAGCGTCGGGTCATGGATAACCTCGTAGACTTCACGAGATGCCCCAGCGCCAATGCATTTTCCCAAGAACATTGTGAGGATGGAGTTCTTGAGCGGGTCCACGTAATTCCAAGGATTGCTCATCGGTCTCTTGGTTCCTCCATGACATCCATAAGCATCTCATCGATCTCGACGATGCTGGACAATCCGTTGTCCATCTGGATGGCGATAATCATGCGTGGAACCTTCCCTTGTTGAGCGTGATGATCGTCCGCTTGCCGTTTTGATACGTGATGATGTGGCTGTGCGACCACGACGAAGGGCCCTTGTTGTAACCCATGTCGAGGCTACCAGAGACGCCACCAACGTAGGCACCATCGCGGATGGCCGGGCTGTGGGTGTGGCCGGTATTCGACTTACGGCCTGATCGGCTGATCGCCAGCGGCGAACCCCGCGACCCGTTTGGTCCAAGGTGGCCGTGCATACCGCATTCGATGTCGCCGCAGATGATGAAAGACTGATCTTCGTTGCAGAACACAACGTCCTCAGGTGTTCCCATCTCCCGCATGACTTGCTGGAACACGTCCGGCGAACTGTTCCCGGCCTGCATCTCCATGTAGAGCCACTTCTGGCAACTCAGGAAGAACAAGGCGTTCTCAGGATCATCACGATAGTCGGCCGTCTTGAGCCACTTGAGAAGGGCTTGGTCGTGGTTGGATTCCACAATCACTGACGTGCAGTCATCCCGATGAATTTGCTTGATGAACTCAGCGCAGCCATTCAAAGCCAACTGGACATTGTTGTTCTGTCCGCCGCGAGTGTGGGCAGCAAACCGGAAGTGGTGGTCCTTGATGTTGTGGTGGTTGCGCGGCGAGAAGTCGCTGAGGTCGTGGAAGAACTCATACTTCGGCCGCAGCCGGTGGATCAGCGGCAGCGGGCGCGGATCGTGTGGGTCTCGGAAATTGTCGATGTCCCAAGCTTCCTGCGACGGGACATGGTATCCCCACGTCAGCATGGCGACTTCGTGATCCAGCTTTTCGTGGTGAATGTCACCATAGCTGATCGCTTCGACGCGGTGATTGGTCGTCACACCTTGGCTGGTGACATAGCGATCGAGATCGTAGAACGAGCCATTCTCAAGATCGGTGGTCAGCAGGTGCCGGCAGTAGGTAGCACCGTCCGGAGTCATCTCGACCAGCACGGCACCAATCTGGTGGTGGAAGGTGGCCTTGATACCGGCCTTCTTGCGGACGTAGTTCGGTAGCGTGACCGAACCCGTGGTCATCAACTGCTTGGCACGCTCGTGCTTCATCGTCGCCACCGATTCCAACTGGACCTTCGGGTGCGGGAAGACGCCCCAGCGAGCGCGGGTGTAGGTGGCGAAACCAGACAGTGGGGTAACAGCCGTCGGTAGCGTGTTCATCTCGCCGCAGAAATCCACTTCGTCGCCCAGCCGCACGCGGTCATGAACGATGAAGTCATCCACAGACGGGTGGAAGCCGACTTTGGATGAACGGGTGTCGTGATCCTCGAACAGCTTCTTGCTGTAGGTGAACCCTGAAACGATGATCTCACATTCGCCCAGCCAGTGGGCGTAGACATTTAGCGCGTTCCAGAAGTCCTCGTGGATGTCCGAACTGTCTTGAGCCGAAGTCAGGATGAAATAGCGAGTGTGATCCAGCGGTTCGTAAACCGTCGGCCGG